GCTCTTTTGGATGCATTCCCACATTCAAACCTACCAACCTGGCAAACAGACTCCTCCAATACAAAGGATTGTCAGCTGCATAACTGAAGGCTTTACTTGTAGATGCCAATCTACATACCGTCACTGGTCCTGCAAAACCCAATATATAACCCCATATTGGGAATTTTCCTCTGCAGGCATTTGAAATTCGTTGCTGCTGCTGGGATATCGTAGGTCTTTTAACTCTCCAATCTGCGCCTTGTGCACGCATCTGGTACAATTTATTTACTTTCTCCTTCAATGCTGGGTCCAAACTTGACTCCCTCAGTTGCTTCACCAATAATTCGAACTCGGTCTCCGGAATTTTCACAAGTTTCGTATTGGTTTCATCCCCTGTGCGTTTTTCTTTTCCTGCTTTCTCAAGAAGAACTGCATCTCGTTTGACTTCTCCATGTTCAAGAATTTTCAACTCTTTCATCATCTCCTCCAACAGACACTCCTCTGCTTCCTTCTTGTTCACACCTGCCCCGTCCCACTTTCTTCCAAAAATGGTGGATTTTGCTACCCAAATTCCACTCTCCATTCTGGAATATTCATAGACAGGAGCGAAGTTGTAAACAGCATAGAATCTATTTCGCAGAGAATCCTGGACTCCTGTTTTCCCCTGAGCTTTCATAATGTCCACACATTTTCCTAGCTCTTTCTTTATCTGTTTTTCTTGCAGTTTCATCTTGAGTCTCTCACGTGTTGGAATAAACACCTGAACATTGGACACTTCCTCCAAGTCTCTCAATCGCTCCCTAAGAATCTGACTCGCTTCTTCAACTCCAGGCTGTCCTGCATACGCATGTTCCAATCTGGTGACTTCTCCTCGGAGTTCACTTATCTGAGAACTAAAAGTTCTTCCCTGAGCTTCATTTTCTCCCATCTTCATTTGTGCTTCGAGTGGGGCTATCTCCATTTGTAGACCAACTGCCTCTGCGATCATACTATATTTAGGCTCTTCGTATAATCCAGATTCATCCAAGAACTGGTGCATCAAATCAACATATGATAGTAAGACAGGCTTGCAACCCTTTCTCACCAACACCTTGTTGTATTGTTCCATCTTCTCTTCAAACATTGGTCTTCCATAATGAAATAATTCGAACAACACACACCTCACAAGCTCATGGGCTGCTTCATGTTTTTCCATCTTCACTGTCTGCCAATTCAAAATCTCTTCCAAGTCTTCCAACTCCATTGGGGCTGTCACCAAGCCCGGTATCACCTTTGTATCAAAGCGTCGTTTCAAGAATGTCACTTCACTCAAAACTTTAGCATCATACATGCTCCCGTCCTTTCGTGACGTAGTATAAGTATATCCAATAGCTTTAGCTTCTTCACACCACATCTCGAAGGTGAACCATTCCATCATTTCCGCCAATGTCATGACAATATCATCTCCTCCAGAAGCACACCGAGTCCACTCTTTTACTGTCCCTGGAGTGAACATACGCATCCCATGTGTTGACTCACAGAATTCCACAATTTTCTTCAAGCTCCACTTTTCTTGCCTTTGGTTGAGGAGGGATTCCAACAATTTCAAATTCTTTATTGCCGTCTCCTCACTTTTCCAAGTATCACCTTGCCACATATCTCCAAGATCATCCCAAACCTGTGTCACTCGCTTGGCTCGTCTAGATGGAAGGTAGATAGAATTCTTCAGGGTCTTCACACAATTCACTCCAAATGTATTCAGACCTCCTGAGCCGAAGAACTGGCTCGGTTGAATAATATCCTTCCCCACTATTACATAAGCGCATGGTCCTGACACTTCTCGATAAATGGCATCTCGCGCTCTATTGTCTTCTCCAAGTTCTTCCAAAGTTCCTGTCCAGTGGATTCCATACCATCCATTCACAATTCGCACAAACCCTTCATTGTACTTGGTCTCTCCACTATTGTCAAAGTTACTTGCATCTCCTTCAAGGGCTCGTGCCTCCAAACCCACTTCTTGTAAGTACATCAACAGGGCTTGCCATTGCGTTGAATGTGGATTAATTCCGATACATGCTCCCATCAAATGTCGTGCTTGGGCAAGGTTTTCAAAGAATGAACAAAACCGCCTTCTCCAATTACAATAATGCACAAAGAATGAACCTATAAAGGGTCTTGTATCTCCATTTTCAACCTTTATCAGCTTCCGTCTTTCATCCTTCAAATGCAAGGTGTTTGCTCCGAAACCAGTCAAACCTTGTTTGTAACCAGTTTCTGCATGTATACATTTCTCTTTCCACCCTTCTTGAAAGTGCAATTGTCCCTTCTCATCCCTCCAGACGGCTTCTGATTTTCCTTTTCCTTTCTTGGGAGATCCTGTGAAACCTAAAGCTGTGTCAGTCCTCATAGAACGTGTGAACTGCCAGCCTTCCACTCCTCGTATTGTTTCCTCCCAAGTCAAAAGCCGTGCTGGAACCACACAAGGTATACTCTGCATTATGATCTTCTCACACTCATCTTCCAATTCTCGATCAAAGTCATTTCCAGGCACTTTCACCAGTTTTGCCAAAGCCTTCTGCAAAGGGAACACTTCTTCACCTGTCACTGGATGCTTAAACTTAGCCAAAGCTGCCGGAGCTGTAGTAGGTTCCCTGATCTCTCCTGCCAACAATGACGGTATGATTTCTGACTTATGTGGAAATCTTACCCACAAGGCCTTATCTCTCAACTGGCCTCGATAATTATGTCTCACATCATATATCAACATGGGTTCCTTTGTCTCGTCAACCCACTCTTCCTGGAAACCTTGACTCTCAGCTTCAACTTGTTCTACCAACTCCATCATAGGTGAGTATTCTGGATCAACATTACCCGTGACAATGTCAGACATTGAAGTTCCCTTCCAATATTCATTGGCAATAGCTGTATCTCTTTCACATGCTGCAAACCCTTCTGTTAAATGACTCTGGGTCAAAACTGCTCCCACTCCTGAATGCGGTCCTCCTGCTACATGATGGGCTAAAATCTTGGTCGTTATGAAAGTATTGTGCACAACTATGGGACTTGTGCACATTCCTGGCATTGTCCCTGTTGGATAAGTCACTGTGGACAAACATTTAATGCCCGGTCCATGAGAAAAACCATATCCAACCGGTGTCTGTGCTCTCTCTGTGGAAAAAGATTCTATTCGCAAATCTCCATCCCCTGGTTGTGAAAAGAACAAGGTTGTATGAGATATATTTGCATCATCTGCTTCTTTATCAGTTAAAAAGTGGTGCTTTATGTTCCTAAATTCCTGGATTCCTTCCTTTCTCCACTCACTCTTACCAAGCGGTAAAACAAAGAAACTTGTGTCATTTACTGCATCCATACTTCTCTGCAGCTCTGACACTTTAAATCGAAATTCACCCCCTCTATTACACTGTAGAACGACAAATGCATCTTTTCCTCCCATCAAGTACCACATGTGTTTTGCCACGATTCCCTTAGTTCCTTCAACCATCAGAAAACCACAGCAATCAGGCTTCATCCCTGGTCCTGGATAAAAACACATCCTTCCCATATTCGGCTTCAGAGTCTTTTCCATAAAGAGAGACAGGGCCATCTCTCCTCCGTGGGCTCCCACCTTAACAAACCTCACATTTGCTGGAATTGGATTGTGCACTGGTTTCAATTTTCTTCTTCCCAGAGCATTCTTTGCTACACCAGAATACTCAGGATTTCCCATCTTGTGGGCCTCCATTCCTTCATCCCGGAAGAAGAACTTGTATACCCAATACATGGTTCCTACTGCCCCTACCACTGCTGCTGTCCCAAGAATTACCTTCAAAATCATACTTTTCTCAGCATTTGTCTTTATTGCATCCTCCATTTCTTTTACTGCCAACTTGGCCTCATCAATCAATGAGCCTGTCTTCTTAGCCAATTCAGATTTGTAATTGTACAAAAATTCCAAGTGGTTCTCCTGTGCTACTTCCAATAACTTCCTCTGGTGTTCAGTCTCTTTATCACTCAAGGGTTTATTTGAAAGCAGTACTGGTGGTACAATTGAAACAAACTGCTTGGTACGGTCCACATATTGAAAGTAAGTGCTCTCCATGGTCTGTTTTTCCTCAACATCTATCTCACCATTTACCTTCACTATCTTTGAGGGATCAGACACATCCTTCAGTGTTATCTCCCCCCGCGTCCACATCTTTCCCTGAGCTACTATTTCCATCTTTGAATAATGGCGTTCTGGGATTCCCTGCTTAGGTGCCAATAGCTTTGGGTCCTCGAGTTTGTCCACATCCTCCTGCTTTATCACAAGGGGATTCTCAAAGGCCCAGTCTGCTGGATTCTTCCGATACTGTGTCTTCTCAATAGATTTTTGCCGGATCAATTGGAAGAACTGGGAATAGTTCAACCAACCCTCCATCACCGTGTTGTCCACGAGATTGCGAAGTTTAAATTTGTATGCATCACGGGAAAAGGGCTTCCCATGATCAGGATGGGTCTTCGGAATTTTGATCTTTCTTATGGTCCCTGTGCCATCTACAAAGTCATCGCTGATGGATACTTCTGCAAAGAAATCAAACCGTCGCAGCAAAGCATTCTTATCTTCAAGATTGACTTTTGGAATATCTCCTCCATTCTGCGACAAAATCACAAACTTTGAATTAAAGAACACTGAACCCTTCCGATCAAAGGCCATGTCTAAGGGATAAGGTGCATTATTTATCATCCTAATTAACTCTAAAGCCACTTTGGTCCGTGTCTCCAAATCATCCTTTTGCCAACCATCATCGAATGTTGTCGCAAATTGATTATAATAACCTTCTGCGTAATCTGATTGCACATCTCTTTCCCACCTAATCCCTTGATTACTTGTTGGGGGATTCCCAAATTCTGCGGTATAATCTGCAACATAAAGATCATTAATTAAAATGTCTTCTGCTACTGATTTGCCACAATTGGGAGGTCCCGAAAGACCAATCAAAACTGGTTCTGAACGTGACTTCGTTGTGCCAAGAAAATTCTTTGCTTCATTCACTACCTTTCTGAATTCTCCAACCATCGTGAAAAATGCCGAGAAATTGATACGTGTTACACCAACGTCCATCAATTCCTGTTCCAGCACCAATGCTGCATCACCATGCAGTATCACTTGATTGCACAATTCCACAGATGCTACCATCTTCCCTGGGACTCGTGCCATCTTCATAAGGTCCTGTGCTCTGCCCATCCATACTATTCCTTTCTGGGCTATATCCTTTGCTGCATCAAAAAGAAGTGGGTGTCCTGTTATTTTTTCATAACTCCACTGCACCACCTTCCACAACAACTTGCCAAAATGTTCAAAAAATCCCGAAATGCTCTTAATCGCACTCAGGGTTTTCGCCCACTTATGCAACGATGGTTCTGGTAATGTTTTTGCCTGAGCTTGCAATTCATCTTCCAAAATTGGGACAAGCATCTTAGAGGTCTCTCTAAAGACGTCCGTCGCCATCTGGAGTTCATCTCTCTCTTCTCCTCCCTCTGCACGCAACTCTGCTCCTGGCAACGGAAACTTACAATCCATATAACTGAAAACTTTCTGAAGTGCTGATAATAACGCTTTCGTCACATATTTCACTTTCAAAATTCCTGCTGCCACCAGGGACTGTAAAGCCACCATTGCTCTCATACCCATGGTCTCTTGGTGATACATATTGTAAACTGTAATCAAAATACAAATTACTTTATCCACAACTTCCACCAAATAGTCATATTTGAGAAGGGTCGTCTCAAACATACTTCTGAGTCGCGTCAACTCTTGCAGACTACTCTCCATCAGATCTGCTGCTTTATCGTCAAGTTTATGTTTTACGTCAAATGTAAACCATGATTGTCTAGTGGTTTCTGGTTTACCTGACCAACTGAACCATGAGCTTGACTTCTCTCCAATGTTCTCTCCTGCCATTTCAAATTCATTGATGCTTGTACTATACATCAATAGGTTAAAGGGGGGTGGAGGCTTTCCACGGTGTCTATTTACACGACATTCACCATTCCTACATCTCTCGTGATCTTAGCTATACACAAAATCATTATGATTATCAAAATCTGCCAAAAACTTGGCTCATTTGTGCTTTCCAGATGTTCTCCAAGAGTCTGCATACGGTCGTGTACGCGCTATTTGCCCCTAATCTCACTTAAAATTATTCTGATGCGTCATCATCTCTACATGTTAGGATTCACTGCGTCTAAAGCAGGTAGTCATCCTACGAGACTATGCTCATACTCACTTCAACTGATTTTGGGCTCAAACCTTTCTCTAGCATTAGCAAAAACCGGATTGAATAAATTCACTAGCCATACTCTAAATAAC